TGATTCAAAACCAAGCTATACAGTTAACGGACTTTATATAGACTTTATACCTTCAGGTAGGAGATAATTATGGCACAAACATATACAAGACAAAGCACTTTTGCAGATGGCGATACTATAACTGCTGCCTTGTTTAATGATGAATATAATCAGTTAGTAAATGCTTTCACTTACTCTTCAAGTAGTGCAAGTTCTACTGGACACCGACACGATGGTACTGCAGGTCAAGGTGGTAATATTCATACTATTGGTGATTTAGATTTTTTAAATAAAATAGTTGTAGACAGTACAAACAATAGATGGGGATTTTATGTAGAAGTTTCTTCTTCTGCAGTTGAACAAATTAGAATACAAGACGGAGCTATTGTTCCAGTCACAGATAATGATATTGATTTAGGTACAAGCTCTCTTGAATTTAAAGATGCTTATTTTGATGGTACAGTGACTACTGATGCTCTTGTTGCAGATACTGCTGACATTAATGGTGGTACTGTAGATGGTGCTATTATCGGTGGTTCAAGTGCAGCAGCTATTACAGGTACAACTATTACAGGTACAAGTTTTGTTATAGGTTCTGCAAATATTAATGAAGCTGAATTAGAAACTATAGATGGAGTTACTGCAGGAACAGTAGCAGCTTCTAAAGCAGTTGTAGTAGACAGCAATAAAGATATTGCAAGTTTTAGAAATGTTACACTTACTGGAGAATTAGATGCAGCTAGTTTAGATATATCAGGCGATGCAGATATAGATGGTACTTTAGAAGCTGATGCTATAACAATCGGTGGAGTCACACTAGCAGAAACTATTTCTGATACTGTAGGAGCTATGGTTAGTTCTAATACTGAAACTAATATTACAGTCACTTATGATGACAGCGATAATACACTAGATTTTGTAATTGGTACACTTAACCAAGATACCACAGGTACAGCAGCACTAGCTACAGAAGTTACAGTATCTGCTAATAACAGTACAGACGAAACTATTTTTCCTGTTTTTGTTGATGGTGCTACTGGAAGTCAAGGATTAGAAACTGATACAGGATTTACTTATAATCCTAGTTCAGGTAATTTAACTATTGGAGGTTCTTTAACTGCTGCTACTTTAGATATTTCTGGAAATGTCGATGTTGATGGTACACTTGAAGCAGATGCTATAACAGTTAATGGTACAACTTTAGCTGAAACTATTTCAGATACAGTTGGAGCTATGGTGTCTTCCAACACAGAAACAAACATTACAGTTACTTATGATGACTCTGATAATACATTAGACTTTGTAATTGGCACACTTAATCAAGATACTACAGGAAATGCAGCTACAGCTACAGCTTTAGAAACAGCAAGAACAATACACGGTGTATCTTTTGATGGAACTGCAAACATAGATTTATCTGAAGTTGTACAAGATACTGTAGGTGCAATGTTTTCTAGTAATACAGAAACAGGTATTACAGCTACATATCAAGATGGCGATGGTACAATAGATTTAGTTGTAGGTACACTTAACCAAGATACTACAGGTAATGCTGCAACTGCTACAGCTTTAGAAACTGCTAGAACTATTCATGGTGTAAGTTTTGATGGAACAGCTAATATAGACCTTTCAGAAGTTATTCAAGATACTGTAGGTGCTATGGTATCTTCTAACACTGAGTCAGGTATTACAGTAGCTTATGAAGACTCAGACGGTACTTTAGACTTTACAGTTGGTACATTAAATCAAGATACAACTGGTAATGCTGCTACAGCTACTGCTCTTGAAACTGCTAGAACTATTCATGGAGTTTCTTTTGATGGCACAGGAAACATAGATTTAACAGAAGTAATTCAAGACACAGTCGGAGCTATGGTTAGCTCAAATACTGAGTCAGGTATTACTGTAGCTTATCAAGATGCTGACGGCACATTAGACTTTACTGTAACTGGTGGAGTAGTTAATCAAGTTATTGATGCTGATTCTGATACTAAAATTCAAGTAGAAGAAAGTTCTGATGAAGATACTATTAGAATGGATGTTGCTGGTACTGAAGTATTAACACTAACTAATAGTGCTATGACACTAAAAGGCACAACACCTACTTTAACTATTGGTGATGGTGGTGCAGAAGATACTGCATTAATATTTGATGGTAATGCACAAAATTTTTATATTGGTTTAGATGATAGTGCCGATGATTTAATCATTGGTAAAGGCTCTACTGTTGGCACAACACCAGCTATAAGCATTAATGAGAGTTTGCTTGCTACTTTTGCAGGTGCGGTCACAGTACAAGGTGCTTTTACTTCAATAGGTATAGATGATAATGCTGACACAAATGTTATTACAATCGATACTTCAGAAAGAGTTGGTATTGGAACTTCAAGTCCTTTAGGACGTTTACATATTAAAAAAGATTCTTCAGAAACAAATTTAATAGTGCAGTCAAATACAGGTGGAACTGGTTCAGCTGTTGGTGGTCGATTAAGACTACAACTTGGTGCTCAGACCAATACAGGTTCAGGTGCTGCCGATACTCAAGCTGGTGATACTCTTGGGCAAGTTATGTTTGAAGGACAAGGAACTGATTATACTTATCAAGGTGGTAATATAAAATGTGTAGTACAAACAGGTGATGGTGACGATAACAGGTCTAATCAAGGTACTTACATGTCTTTTGAAACACTTGCTGTTGGAAGTGTAAGTCCAGCAGAAAGAATGAGAATTGACCAAAGTGGCAGTATA